CTTACTAATTCATCAGATGCAAATACTTTCTTCTGCCACTTAACTTGATTTTCTTGTGTTCCAAAACCAAATGGATAGACTAAATCATACTCACCTTTACACATCTTTTCAGATTCAAGATATGAAGATACAGGTAATAAAACATCAATATCATATGCTGATACTACATCAGTATCACACTTACTTAATAACTCATTGAAGTATCTTGTCTTATGAAAAAATGTATTATCAGATTCCTTTTCAAAGTAATAACTTATGTTTGATATGTCACCTATAAATTCTTTTATTTGTGGTAATGCTTCATTCTCAAATACAGGTTCACTATTAACTTCTTTAATTAAAATATTAGTATCAAACTTACTCAATAGAAAACAACAAACAGTGATAGCATTTCTAAGTCTATCATCTGATTCTATTTTTACTGGAATAATAAAAGTTGTATCTGTTAAATTATGTTTAGTCATCCAATGCAATCCAATCATCTGGAAATAAGTCACTCAAATCAAGATGTGACATTTTAGATCCAAACCAGTTCTTAGGAGCAACAACTGGACCTTTACCAGTTTGTAACCAAGCACCCCACCATCCTAATGTACTAGGAGCAAGAATAGCACCTTGACATAAAGACATCAAACAGAGATCTGTATATGGTATGCAAGAATTTTTATGTGTTCCATCACCTTCTAAACATAGATGATCATACTTTGGAACATCAGTATTAAGTAAGAATTTATCATCATCAAAATATGATTGTTCTGAACACCATGTTGGATCATCAGTACATACTAAGATATTAACATCATCATCAAAATATTTTCTTGCTCTATCATAATAATCAAATGAAACTATTGGATGATAATCTTCTCTTCCTACATTGTCTCCACGTCTTACATGTAAAAATATTATCTTTTCATATTGATCTATAAACTCTTTGCAAGGTTGTAGTATGTCATCTTTAAATTCAAAGTCTTCTCTAATTTCTTTCTCAATATGTTTGAAATACTTTTCAGTCTGACAGAAACCATCTAAGTTAGATCCATCTTCAAAATTATCAAATAACTCTTGATCAAAATTATGACCAGACTCTCTTACATTAGGTATAGAATTTAATTGCTGTATACTCTCAAAACTAAACATAGCTTGTGGACTATTGTTAGCATTAACAAAACCCTCATGCTTCAAATGTTTTAATTTAAAAGGGTGATGAATACCATAGTTAGCATATGTATGATGATCATCAGGAGGAATACACCATTCATATCCATGATGAGCAGCAATACCCCTTAGTGCAGCATACTGAAATAGTTGATTACCAAACCTACCATTTGTTCCTAATCTATCATATCCTATCATAAATTAATCCTGTAAACTTCTTCTTCTGGTTCTTCAAATACTATTCTAGCATCACATTTTCCTTTAAGCAAATCATCCAACACATATACTTTGTATCCAAGATCTAAAAGATCTAAGCATAACTTATATTGTTGACTCTCTGTAAGAATATCAGTCTCAGGTTTATATGCAATATAATCAAAACAAAATGGTAGATTATCAATATTATGTTTGTCAAAATAATCTTTTAAAAATGTTGCATGTGCATCATTAAAATTATCAGTAGTAGTTCCTATGTTATGTTCTACTCCAACCTTTTGTGCATAAGATGCAAAGGCACGATTATCTCTAGGGAAACAAGGACCACCAAAACCAAATCCAAAGTTCATATACTTCTGACCTATTCTACTATCAGATCCTATTGAAGATAACACAGTATCAATCTCATCATAAAGATTAGATTGTGCTAGTACTTGTCCTATCATATTAGCATAACTGATCTTTGTGGTAAGAAAACAATTAACTGCTATCTTTGTTATCTCTGCTGCCTTTGTACTCATAAAATGAATGGAAGGTTCTTTATATCCATGCTGTATTTTTTTGTATATATTTACTAAGTTTCCTTTATGTTTACCATCTCCTCCTAGCAAAACCATATCAGCATTCTGAAGATCTTTAATGATAGATCCTTGAGCAATAAACTCTGGATTATAGAATACACTTATACCTGTTTCTTTCAATCTATTTTCAAAGAAATCACAATCACCAGGATTTGTTGTACAACCTATGACTAAAGATTTATTGGATAGATCTTTATTCCATCCATATTTTATTATATCACTAACTACATCATCAACATTACTTACATCATAAGATCCATCCTCTAGTGATGGTGTTAGAACTAATGTAAAAATTATATCTGATTTTTCTATAACTTCTAAATTATCAGTAGTAAAGTGGATATGATTAGCGTTAAGAAGTTGTTCTTGTACATATGGTTCTGTTGTATTAACAAGTCTCATATTAAGACCTTTTACATAGTCTTCACGAACATCTGATGCTATGACATCATATCCAGCTTTCTCCATTAGCAAAGCAAGGCAGAGTCCAAGTCTGCCTGCGCCAATTAAACCAATTCTCATAATGTGAATGTAGGAATAGGATTCATTTTGTGTGCATTCATTCTACCATATTGTTCTAAAACTTTCAATCCTGTTCCTTTACCTGTCTCCATTGCTTCCTCAAGTTCTGAGTAAGTAGCACCTAACTGATCTTCATCAGTTCTACCATCATCCCATAACCCATCAGTTGGTTTTGCTTCTATAATTCTTGAATCTATACCTAAAGATTTACCTAGATCCCAAACTTCTGATTTATATAAGTCTGCTATTGGTGCAATATCAACACCACCATCACCATACTTTGTATAGAATCCTACACCATAGTCTTCTACTTTATTTCCTGTACCAACAACTATACCTTTGTATTGACCTGCAAATTGATATAGAGTTACCATTCTCAATCTAGATCTTGTATTGGCAAGTGCATGTTTATCAGTAGCATATCTTTCTAGATCATTTGTAAATGTATCAAAAGTATTTGTTAAATCAATCTTCACTGCTTCAACATTAACATACTTTTCAGATAACCATTTAAGATGTGCATCTGATAATGATTCTTGCT